TGGGAATTCCAATTGTTGGGTCGTATGATAGCACTTTTTCACCAAACTCATTGGTGATATAGTAATCCAAATTCATTGGTAGTTCAGTTAACCAAGCACCTGAACCATCAATAATATTACCCGACTGTTCTAATTGATATTGTTCTAAAACAGGATTGCCGTCACTATCTTGATTGATTGTTTGCCTTATTGCCAATATTTGACCTGGACCTGTAGTCAATTGACACAAGTTACCCATATTATCTCGTGGTCTACAATTTTTCCTAACTCTTAAAGAATCGGGTGTTGAATAAATTGAACCCATAAAAACTGCAGTCGGTTGGATATCAACATTTGCACTGTCCCTTAAATCAAAATCAACACGATTAATTGCTATGTCACATAATTCAGGGTCTCCCCAAAGAGGTGAAACTTCAACATTTTTCGTAACATTAATAATTTGTGGTAATGAATTTAAATCGTTCGAACTTCTAAACCTATTCCCCGCAACTTGAGCCTCGGTCGCAAGACCCATTCTAATTAAATCTTGTGGACTTAAAGAAAATTCACCAATATCGGACAAATCAACATCCATAACTAATGTATGGTCACCTTGCGGAACACCCATAATCATATAATCACCACTATCATTGGTTTTTACCGTATACTTATAATATTTGTCGTAAATTTCTACAGCAGTAGAACCTGTTAAATTATCTAATCTTGATGGCAGGGTTCCTGTTGCAGCGTGAGCAGAATAAGATTTTTCGTATGGAAGTAGATTGTATCTATACCCATCTTCATTTATATCACTTGGTGATTTATAAGGATAGATACTTGATATGATTGGATTTGATTCGTCAACCGAGTCTATTGGTATGAATATTGAAACTCTTGCGTTTGGTAATCCAAATCCGTTATTTGCGGTAACTCTACCAACAACAACACCATACTCGGCACAACTTTTAATATATACGTCTTCTTGTTGGAGTTTTAACGATAAAATCTCCAAAAATTCAAACTCTTGGTCAAGTTGGACGTTAATCGTTTTACTAATACCTAACTCGGTTCTTATTCTATATGATTGACCCATTAATTTCCTTTAGTTAATAAATAGTTTATGTGGAATTTTTAAAGTCCCGCATACCAAATAATAAACTAAAGAAAAATAAAATAAACTTGTTATGAGAAAGTAATGGATTGGAAATTCTTAACAGAAACTCTGATGTCTTTGTTTGGATATCTTATCTGATAAACTTGTGAGGGTTGAGCAAAAATTGTATCATCAATAGGACCAATTAATTTTGTTTCAGGATTTGAATACTCCATTGAGGTTTCAGCTGACGAGTATTGTCCCCCTACTTCATTAAACACATCTATGTTTGAAACTGTTAAAACTCCATTTGTGTTTTGTATTAAACTTCTTAGTTCAGAAAGATAAACATTCTGGCCTAATTGTCTTGTTTGAGGATTTAAATATGCTGACACTTTATCAACCACACTTGCAATTACTTGTCCTGAATTCTGAGCAGAATCCAACACAATTGAAATATCCATACTCAAGTCAATAACTTCGGCACTGAAAATTGAAATATAATCATTCATCATCCTATAATTTGACAAATAATTTGCAATATTCTGTTTCAGTGTGTTTGAAACAATGTTGGTCAACTTACCTGAAGTGTCGTAAGACAATATTTGAATTAGGATTTTATTGTCGTTTTCAGTAATTGAAACTTTAGCTGGTGCTCCGAATTGAGCTGGCATGTTTCTAATTAATGATTCATAATCTTGAACTGTTACCGCCCTTTTTTGAGCCGCAAAGTTAAATGAAACATAATTTCTAATTTCTTCTAATGATGGTAACCCCGCACCACCAACCGCTGCGGTTACGTTAACACATCTTAATGAATTAACAACTGATGAGTTTGTTGTCTCAGATGGCCCATTAACAAAAAACGATACTGTACCGAGTGAATTAATCACATTTGTACCTAAGTTTGTTGCAAGTCCACCACCAACTCTATACTGAATAAAGAGTGTTGAGTTTGGTGTTAAAGTGGAACCCAATGAAAGGTTATTTGAATATTTTTGTAACTCTAAAGTGGTTCCTAATGTTGTAAATTGGTTCAATTGGTCTTGAGCCGTGTTGGTTCCCCCACCGAAAGTCATCTTTTTAAAACCTTCAGGAGTGTATTCTGTTATAAATCTGTTTTGAGTCTGAATGTATTTACCAACTTTAATACCTGGTTGGTCTGAAACTTTTGTTGGGTCTTCAATAAAAACCCTATCTTCCGCCAATGCATCAACTTCATACCATCTATTATCCAAACCTAAAAATTCTGCAACTGATGGAGTATTCGTATAACTTGTACCGTTTTTTAATAAAACACTTGTAATACCTAATACATTTTTTTCGGGTAAAAACAATTCAAAGAAAGGTTTAACGTCATTAGCACCAATTACTTTTTTGAATACTTTAGTAATACCATTAACAACAACTTCTCTTTTTGTAATTGTGTAGTTAATTAATACGTTATTAGCATTAAAGTTTGGTATTTTCAATCTATTAGGGAAACCTTGAGCGTTGTATGGTGACGCAAAGTCAATATCATATACGTTTTCAAAAACAATACCCGCACCAACAACCTGAGACCCTCTTGATAATGTTCCAAGATATCTTTCATCTTCTTTATCTCCAAACGCAGGAACTGTAATTGAAAAGTCAACTAAAGCAACTGATGGTCTTTGTCCTGGTAATTTTAAACCATACGTTCTTGCAATGTTATATATTGAAGACCTTTGTTGTGCATATTGTAATACAGTTTCTTGGATACTTCTATCTATGTTGTAGTGTAAGTTGTCCGCAACCGCGGCGTTTAAATCAAGGAAAACTGAGAAAACTGAAGCATCGTTAAAATCCTGAATTAAATCAGGATAGTAAGTTCTGGCATAGTTTAAGAGTTCAGTTCTAATTGACTGATAATCCCTACTTGAATATGATATTCTGTTATTTGCCATTTATATTAAATATTGATAATTACGAAATCACTTTGACCAAAAGTTGAACCGTTGGTTGAGTAATCTAATCTTATTTTTGCGGTGTATTCTGATGTACCTTTACCAGGAAATCTATAGATTGAAGATTCACTTGTTCCAACAGTATTTTGACCTGTTGCAATATCGGCCTCTTCTTGTGGGTCAGCTGGAGTTATAGTTAAACTATTAACCAATAAGTTTGGCATAAAGTTTTCAATCGCATCTCTAATATCAGATTCTATTGCATTGAAGGTTAGTCCATCAAATGGTTCAAAAAGAAATTCATATAATCTTGTACCGAATTGTGGTAAAAAATATCTCGACCCTTTTCTTGTCAATAACAAATGAATTAGGTCGGCCTTTATTTCTTGAGCCTGTAATTCTGTTAGCTCTAAATAATCTCCTCTTCTAGAATCTCTAAAAGGAAAATTAATACCATATGTTATTCCATTAGCCATTATCAATAAATATAGTATTATTCTTTTTTTAGTGTAGTATTCCCTTTTTGGTGAATAGGGTCGTATGCACAATGTTTGCATCCGTTTCCGCAACAACTACCCCTCTTAATATGATATGATTCTGTCATAACCAATTTACCATCGTCAAAATAAAAGTCCGTTGGTTCGTGATTACTTAACGTAATTCTTTTAACATATTCTTGGAATACCCAATCTTCAGTATTTTTAATCATTATTATCTATAAATAAAAAAGGAATATGTAAGAAATACATATTCCCTTATTATTAAAATTTAGTTTCGTTTATTTTATTTCACATCCAAGAGCTCCACACGCGATTTCACCACTCAAATCAGTTTCATCTGTTAACTCAATAACTTTAGATAAATCAATTGAATGTAGTTTTGAAAATAATCTTTCATATTCTTCTTTCGTACAATCGGTAAAAGGTGCTTGAATATATGTTCCACCATCATAAGGTAATACTGAAAGTCCGTTATAGTATTCTTTATTCTCCCACATCCACTCACAAACTGCCGGCCACTCATGCTCTCTGATTGAGATTGTTGCCGATACGTTATGTGCATTGTTTCCAGTTCTGTGTCCTGGTTTAATCCATTCTTGTTGAACCTTCTTTACTCTCTCCAATAATTGAATTGGTGATTCGTTTCTTAAGATTGACCCCTCTGGTGCTTTTTGTGGGATTCCAATTACCGCAGTATCATGTGGTCTAAAATACTCATCTTCAACTAATTCTGGATGATTTTC